CGCCGTTGTAGGGCCTCTCAATTGTGCGAGGGGGATTCCAGCGGTCGCCACTTTGAGTGCTGAAATGGCGTCTGTCTTCGCCTGAAGTATTTGATTTATTTTAAGGACGTAGACCTGCAGTTTGAATGCCGACCCGATGTCCTTCGCGGATGGGGGTGCCTGTGTATCGCCGTACATCGCCACCTGTCGCTTTTCATTCTCAAACACCTTCTGCTGTTGATTGCGGTTATAATTACGGACATCATTCATCTCCCGATTGCGAATCATATCGGGGACTTTCTTTTCTTTCATCCCAAGAAGGGATTTTAGTCGATCTCCTTGACGTGGCATTTTATAATTTATACAGAGATAATAAATCTGTATAAACTGCTAAATAACTAAACCATATCTCCCAGAGACCCGTTTTCTCTCGGTGTTTATTTTTTATACGTGGCACGGGCGCGGGACATGGCGTCCTTGTAAGAACACCCGTGCTGTTTTGCGTACGCCTTCACGTGCGCGATCCACCCACCCGCGGGAGCAGAGCGTTTAGCACCGCCGACAGGACGCTCGACGCCCATTCCCGAGAGGGAGCAACCTTTCATTTGAGGTTTAAGAAGGAGGTGCTGAGACGTCGCAGACGGTGCTTTGCGTCTACCGAATGCCTGCATCGGGCGGGAACCACCCGAACCACCGTTCGCCTTACCTGCGGTGTCTGCCATCTGTCCGTATGAATATCGGGCAGGACTAGGGTCGGGGTAATCTACTGCCCCGCCCCCAGATAATCCTCCCCCACTTTCCCCCAGTCCAAGAAGAGGTAGGAAGGGTAGTGCCTGTTTAGCGACGTCCATTGTTCCCATAAACCCCTTCTTGAAACCGTCGGCGAAGTCGCTGAAGAAGTCACCGCCAGAGAGACCGAGACCATGCATCAAAGCACCGCCCGACAACCCGCGACCCCTCATCTGATTAGCGAGTTCCTGATGCAGTTTAGCGTCGGCGATTGCCTTCATAAACAACATCTTCTTCTCCGCCTTACTGACCTTGCTAGGGTGACGACCGCCGAGAAATGCGGTGGCGAGAGGTTCGCTGATGCCCTCCTCTTCTGTGCTGTAATCGTCTCCTCCCGACATACCCAGTCCAAACAACCCCGCGATCTGCGACAAACCTGGGATACCTAAATCGCTGATAGGACCGCTACCCTCCAATCCGAGCAACTCTGGCATATCGTATCGGTTGGCACCGCGACCCTTGAGTTCCGTTATTTTCATCGCCAGTCTTTCATTCTCTCGAGACTGCTTACCCTGCCTCTTCCTTTTGCCCTCACCGCTGAAAATGTCGCCCATTGCGTCTGCCATATTCATGTCCTGTTCGTGCGTCATACCGCCAGAATAACCCTTACCCTTAACCTTATCGTAGATCTTCATACCTGTCTCTACATGAGGGGCAATGGATGCGACGGTGTCACCTATCTTCTTGAAAAACCCTAATACATCATCAAAGAACCCTCTACCCACGAGACCCTTACTCTTCTTTAAGGCGCGGACGACGGCGATAAACTTTCGTGCTTCGTTTGACCCCTTTCTTACATTTTTACCGAGACCGAGGAGAGGGAGGAAGGGGGCGACAGACTGAAGTGTACTGCCGAGGTCGCTGAAGAAGTCTCCTCCATTTAGAGTGAGATTATCTGCGTCTCTACCCAACCCAAGAAGGGGGAGGAATGGAGCGACCTGCTGTGCGATGTTGCCGATGTCGCTGAAGAAATCGCCACCCGACATACCGTTCCCTATAAATCCGTCCTTCGCCTGTTCTGCTTGGATTTGATGAGGGTTGGCGGAGAAATTGCTACCCTTCATACGGAGATCACTGCCGACGACGTCCAAACCCGGCATTCTGTAATTCTGCGCTCTGGCACGAGCAGATGCTCCACCTGCCATTTTGACGATGGAGTGAGGTTGCTGAATCCCTGGGATAAAGGGAGAACCGGAGGGGTTTAACATATCGGCGAGTTCAGCACCGCGACGGACTCCGCCGTGCATATCACCGCCCGACAAACCGTATCCCTTTTTAGGGTTGATTAAACCGGCAATCTTGCTTCCTGTCTCTATGATTTTACCGAACTTCTCTGCCTTATCATGTACCCAGTTGAGGGCGTCATCAAAATCTTCCTTGAGACCTTCTCCCGTCATATCGGCGACACCCTTTCCGTAGTGAGCGAAGTCCATGTCCTTAAGGTCGTCAGCAGTGATTCGCTTACCCTTTTTGCGACGACCGCCGTGTAATGCGTCGTCCTCGTGTGCCTCGTGCTTGTCATTTGCGATCTGTGCATAATCGTAGAGACGTTGCTGATTAGCGAGACCGCGATTATAATCGTTGTCGTAAGAAGTCATAAGTAGTTTATATTATACACGTATAAAATAAATTAGAAGCATTTTCGCTAAATTGTATTTACTGGAGATGTTTCTTCATACGACCACCTCCCGACAAACCGCCTCCCGAAGTGCCACCGCCAGAGGTGCCACCGCCAGAGTAACCGCCTCCCGAAGTGCCACCGCCAGAAGTGCCACCGCCAGACTGACCGCTACCCTTATCGGGCAGACCGACGAGGGACTTGAATGAGTCTTCCATATTTCCACCGACGAGACGCTTGACATCGCTAGACTTATAACCCGGCATCGAGGATGCGGACAACACGTCAGATCGGGAGAGAATGGCAGTGTAAGTCTGAGAAGTTCCACGCTCGAGAACGAAGACACCTGTATTCATCGTAATCAGCACTAACTCGGTATTGTCGGCGTAGGCAGTAGGGGAGAAGTTTTCAATCTCCACGCTGAACTGCAACTGAAATTGTCCGATGCTTCCGGGGGCAAAGACATCGTCTAACTCTATGTGCTTACCCATAGATAGGGCAAGGAGAGAACCGCAGGTAGGGATTTCGTTGAGGGGTTGATTGGCGACACGTCTTGTGGCACAACCGCTAAACTCCGCCCACGTCTGATTGGATCCTGACTCCACAGACATCCGCCACAAATCCCACCGAGTGGCGGAAGTGAGGAGACCTGCCTTGTTGTTGAAGTTGACACGGAGACGCTTGATGGGGAAGAAGCAATCGGCGTCAGCGGAGGTCTGAGAGGCGAGGCGTTTGCGGACGAAGATGATAATCTTATCGGGGATCTGATTGAGAGAGATGGAGTTGCTTTCAATCGTCGGGAACTGTCCTGCAGTGAGAGAATATTCAGCACCGTCATTCACGGTGACACCGGCGGGGATCGTGCCAGAGATGTTAGTTATGTACCGCGGATATTCAGCATACGGCACCACGTTGCGTGCAGGAACAAGGTCGCTGGGTTGACGAGTGTAATACTGGATCAGGAGTTGGGTGTCTCCGAATGCTTCGCCGTTTGAGGCGGTATTGCCGAGAGAGACAGTCAAACCTGGGACCGAACTGCGGAACAACCTGTTAGTAGAACCGATGTTAAAGACGAGATTTAAAACCTGAATACCGTAGAAACCTTGGTTGTTGCTCTGAGGGTCGCACCAAATTAACGGGCTCAGCATGAGAGGTTCTATAACTTCCACGGAGATCGCGACGGATTTAGCGTCACCTGCGACACCTTGAGAGTTGCCCTGAATGCGGTCAATCCTAAAAGCACCGCGGGGTTGATAGGCGGGATCCATCGCGACATTGCTCCAAGATCCGTTGGGGTTGTTGCTGGCGAGTTCGGCGTCGGAGTATTGCCAATACTGATCGTAGGCGACGGGTGCAGAAGTGTTGTAGCGATACATCTCACGAGCATCACCGAACCTCATGAGGGCGAACATAACGTCACGCTGATTCTGGGTGACGGTGTTGTTATTCACGGTCATCTGAATAGTGTTACAGAGAGACTGAAAAGGGAAGGGACCGAGGGCGGAGTCTGTTCCGACGTCGAGGAGACGAGTCTTTCCCTGAGCGATCACACCCGACACAGTGAAGAAGAGTTTCGTCTTAATCATCACACGACGAGACAACACGGTCGCTTCCGAAGGAGTCTGGATGTTGAATGTAATGCTGGAGTTGCTTTTAGAGATGGCGTTATTCACTGAGGGAGTGATGTTTTGAGCGCCCTTCACGACGGCATATTTCACGGAGTCGGTGGTGGAGAGAACGTCGTCTAACACCTTGACCTTGCTAAAATCTGACGATGACATGTTATAAGTAGTTTATAATATATCATAACAAAAAAAAATTGGTCCTAAATCCTAATTTGCCATAAAAGGAACGATGTTGTTATACGCCTTCTTTCTAAACATAACCTTCATAGTTGCCCCACAACCGTTCTGTAGATAAAAGGGATGGAGTTGCCCGAAGATGTCCTTCCAGACAACCGAGATCTGGATGGAGGTTAGGGGTGCGTTGGATTGAAGATCCAGCAACCGGTATTCCGCGGTGGGTTCGTAAATAACATTCGGCAGGTACTCATCGCCTCTCGTGAGATTTACTTCTAAATCTGTCACCGTATTTATAATATTATTGTTGTCCTGAGAAAGGACGCCAGAGTTAGATCCGCTAAACAATTGAGGGACGCCGAGCAAAGAGGGGAGAACAGGGAGCAATGAGGTAGTGAAGATAATGCTAGTAATCGGAGTCATAGTAGGTCCTGTGCTAAATGCCTGTTCCATCGCGAGGGCAAGCCCCGCCCACGGTGGGTAGACGTTCGGGGCGGTGGCGATGGGGAAGACGTTCGTCTGTGCTGATGTGCCTATATTACCCCTGTCGTAGACACGAAGAAGAAATGATGTAGGCGGGGCGTATCCCTGAAAGGCATATTCAAAACTGCTAAATAAGATGTGGAGGGGCGCATTAAACCACAGATTCACTTTCGCGGGGGAGGCGGATGGGATGGGGGTAGCAAACGTGAATGCGTTAAAATATCTACCCTGATCGGCGAGGGATTTATTCATCCACAGGGTCGCCTTATTATTCGCGGTGTCCCATGATAAATAGGGTGGGTCGAGGTCAGTGAGAGCAAGCGTCCCCGCAACTGCTCCATTAACAAGACCCGCGACATCCGCCCACGCCTTATCCAGAGCATCATTAATCATCATTATCCACTGCTCGATGTTCTGAACCCAATAGTAGTTTGTAGTAGTATTTCTAATCGTTAGGGGTGTAGTAGGCGGTGCGAAATCCCCGCCCGGAATTAATGCAGTCGACGCCGAATTGTGGGGGATAAAAATTACATTCCGAGTAGAGCTATAGTTCACTTGTAGGAGGGGGTTGGCATTCCCCACATCCTGATAGTTTAGAGTGACTTCATATACGGTGCCATTAGGGAAGTTCGGATCGGCGGGTAATTGTTCTAAATCTATCTGCGGGATGAAAGAGGGCAAGGATCCTGCTGTGTCTAAACTAAACCTAACAATAGACATAAAATAGTCGTTGGGGTTGTCAAGGACCGCAGAAGAGCGAACTTGAGTAAAGGCAAGAGGATTGGGTGGGACGCCAGTGTCCGTAAGAGACTGATTAGCGATTTCCAAATCATAATAGATATGAGTAGGTTCGGCAGAGGACATTATGAGTTTATAGTATATATGTAGATAATTTATATGTCTAAATGATTTATTATTACATCAAATCTCTCGAACAACGAGTTTTAAGGCGGTAATAATGTAAAGTGATGAGGAATAATGTATATATTCTATATTATTCTGTGAATAATTTATAAATTATTAACATTTGTAAATAATATAGGACAGATTGTAATAATCTATACCCTATTATAGGTAAATAATCTAATCTACCCCGTAATAATGTAGATTTAGATAGGTTTCGCACGAATACGCCGTAGGCGTGTGAGTTATTATCTCTCGATATACTAATAATGCCAAACAGGAAGAGTGCCGACGAAGTATTCGCCAACATACAAAAAGCAAACGCCGAGAGGCGAGAGTATGCCACCGTCCACGCCGACGTGCTAGAGCAGATCTATCAGCATCTATATCCAGTAGGTCGCAACATCCACAAGACATTTATACTCTGTCCATGTGGGAAGAGGGATGTAGGCGTATGTAAGATAAAGCAACACATCTGCTCGAATAGTCATCGTAAGGTATTCCCCACCCCCCTCCTATCTCAATTCGTGGGCGACAACCCTAAACCCGCAGTTAATATTGACTGCGCCATCTGACTTATAGAACCTGACGACCCTGAAGTCCGCGTTCTCCTGCAGGAGCATCGCCACGATAAACTCGCCATT